CCCACACCTTGGGAGTCCACACCAATGCGGTAGACATCAAAGTTACGGATGAAGTCAATCATCTCAAAGTACTGCTGTTCCCACTCAACATTGTTAATTTCTAGCCAGTCAAGGACGCGGTGCTCAAAGAAACCAAACCCATCAGGGTGATCCCAATCAACCCATACGGCTGTAGCGACGGTGGAGTCATTGGTTCGCGCCACATCTATACCCATGACAATGGGGCTACGCCACCACTTCTTCACAATAGCCATAGATGGGTCGTACAGGCGCTCTAGGCGCTCCTCGGTAACAAACATACCCTTTTCCAAAATCCACTTGTTGCAGTAGGACATTTGGAACTCGTCAGAATCTTCACCAATACGGGTCTTTTCCTTAGCAATGAATTTGCCGTAGTTATCGTTGTATTTAGCGGCAACTCGCCAGTCGTACTCAAAGTGTGCCTGTCTGTGGCCCCGTCTGGCGTTTGTGTCACGGCGCTTATTAAACTGGATCATCTTATAAAAGTAAGACTTATTCCTAGTAGCCGTGCCCGTAAGAACAATAGAACCGTTGTTGAACGCCAACATTGGCTTAATTGACTTAGAAATCATGAACTCGTCAGCCTCTTGGGCTTCGTCAATCATGACGAAGTGGTAGGTCTTAGATTCAATCTTTGCCTTAGGGTTACAGGTCTGCATACGGCAGAGTGACCCTGACTTCTTCAGGCTGATAATGCGACCCTTACCTCGGGCGCCACCTGATGCTGCTTTGTCGTCAATCTCGGGATCAAGCAGGAAGTTCATGGCGTGTTCGCTGGTCAACTTACTGACGATACGACCGAACACGGTGTCAGCCTGATCCTCAACGGGGGCAAACACACCACACCAAAAGCCCTTCTCAAACTTACCCAGCCATGTGGGATAGACCTTGGACAGGCGCGGGAGAATGACCATCATGGATGCCATGACATTAGAAAGAACCTCAGACTTACCCGATTGGCGGGTCGCAACAAGGGTTAGTTCCTCACCGTCACCAAGGACGATTGATTCAATGATCCGATAGGCAATTGGGACCTGATAAGGGAACAGGGTGACATTACAGAACTCTTCGGTAAATACGATTAACTTCATGACCAGTTGGTCAACGAATTCCGTAGATGTTTCGTCTAGTTCTTCCTCTTGGTAGTCACCAATATCTTCGTTGTATTCCGTATCTTCAATATCTGATTCTTCACTCATAAGAGTAAGTATAAAACAAAAAGCAACATAGGGTTACTTACTGATATCTCTGGAGGCGATTTCTTTTAATATCTCGTGGAATACTTCAGCGGCCTGGAGTACTTCATCGTTAGTACCATCTCGGTAGCGCCAGTTATCAAATGACTGGCAGGTATAGATCAGGCACTGCTCTCCCCATGTGGCTAATTCTGACTTAGTCATCTTTTGGAGTCGGGCAATCTTTGGGAGATCAGACTTAGGCTTGCGTCGCATCATTTCCAGTCCCTGATTTCTTTTGCTTTGTCTTTAAGGAAGCGCCCCTGAACAGCGGTCATCAGACCATCATCGTCAGACATGTCAGAACCTACCTTAGAAATACCAATTTGGAAGGTATGTTTCCGAACTTTTATTTGGATGCCCTTACCGATGCGCCAGGGCGCAGATGTTTGGCGCATAAAACCAGATGCAATAAACGGTGTACCCGCAGGTACCACATCTCTACAAATCCAATACACAGGACCTACCGCCTGGACGGCATTCATGGTGTCCTTGAATATTAGGAACGATATGAAACAACTAATCAGTAGGGCGATGCCTGTCATGGGGGACATAAGGATAACGCTTACTATTACCCAAACGATTGACGCCAACCATGCTGACATGGCTAGAAATGCTCTCATTGTAATTCCTTGTTGTTAAACGGGCCAATTGCTCTTAGTGTATCCAAATGGTTCAAGAATCTGTCTAATACCCTTACCCTTAGAACTGTACTCACGATAATTGCGGTAGATGTCTAACGGCATGGGTCCATATTTGTAAACGCCACTGGTGACTCCAGCGCGGTTACGAAACATCACATATGTATAACCAAGGATGTTATATGAGGAACCACCCTTAGAGCGGTCAGTTTTTTTAATCCTAGAGAACTGCTTAGAAAGGATACTTAACCCCTCATCAACGCTGTCCCCAATGCCCATGTCTTCAGTTATTTCATCCTTAGTGGCGACAGGTACGAACACATGGGCCACGACGCAAGAACTCTTGGTCGGACCCATGTAGTACTGGTCTACTGGTTGTACCCAGTAGACACCAAAGTCGTCACCGCTAGGAATGAGTTCATTCATACCCGCGTAGAGGTTTGTGGGTGGCAGACGGGCGCCCGTAGATGGATCTACACGACCAGTGGAACCGCCGTCCCGTTTTCCTTCTTCTAACCTGTCCCAGACGCTTTGAGCGCCTGGACCTAATCCTCGTTTTTTAGTCGCCACTGTTTATCAGCCGAACATGGCTTTCCATGTCGTCGGACCAACAACGCCATCATAAGTAAGACCCTTAGCCTTCTGCCAGTTACGGACAAGTTCATGGGTCTTGGCACCAAAGTCACCATCGGGCTTTGCGCCAACGATTGCCTGAACCAACTTGACGGAGTCACCCTTTGAACCCTGCTTAACGGGTGTTCCTGGGTAAGTAAAAGTAAGTGCGGGTGCGCCTGCTGGAGCAGGTGCAGGAGCGGCGGCTGGTGCTACGGGAGCGGGTGCGCCATTAGGGGTGGCATCACCGAGGCAGTACTGCCAGTGCCATGCCTCAAACTCTTTTGACTTCGGGTCAGAACCTTGTAGATAGAAACCATATGAGGGGGCATTAGCGCACATCCACTCAAAACACTTGCCACCCATTGAGGTGAGTTTGCCATTGACATCATAACCAAGGTCAATAGCGAGACCCCAGCCATGGTTAGAACCCTTGAGACCAGTGGGGTCTGGGGCGGCTGAAGGGGCTTTGCCTTTCTTGAGGTACCAAGTCTTACCCTCGTACTTGCGTGTAACGCCAGTACCAGTATCTTCGGTGACATAGCGGTCCATAAACATTGTTAGTTGACCTTCAAATGAGCGGTAGTCGCCCACATTCTTCAACTTGAAGCCAGCGGCGAGAGCGGCGTCGTACAACTTATTGAATTGCTCTGCAACTGGTGCGTACATCTTTCCGCCAGTTTTAACGGAAGCCAAAACGCTTGGTGCTAACTGACCGTTCTTATACTGCTTGAGAGCGGTTGGGACCACCAATTTGATGCAGGGGTAATTCATAAGTATCTCCTTTAGGCTGAACCGCCGTCGGTTCCAGTAGTTGTCTTTAACCAGAATACATTAGAAAACTGGTCGTCGTCGCTTGCAACGATAATCATATCACCCGGTGTGGGTACGGACCAGACGCCACCAATTGCCTCCCTATCCACATAAGACAGAGGTAGATAACTATTTTCACCCATAACATGGGGCAAAGACACATAGATTTCACCCGTGGTGCTGTCGGACGACTTAACGAGCGCCCTATAAATCTTGCCACCTGGGTTAAACATAGTTACTCAGTAACTTCCTCGTTATTGGCTTTCTGTATAGCATCAATCGTAGCCTCTAGGACAGCGATACGCTGGGCCTGCTGTGAAATCTGGTTGACGAGCGATTCAACAATCTTGTTGACATCTAGTTGTACATTAGACATTAGTTATTCTCCTGTTGTTGGGGGTAACACTTCATTTTCTAGTACTGGAATATCCATAATAACCCATTCTTGAGTAGATTCGTTCCATCCCCAAGGTTCATCGCCATCTGGTCGTGGGATAGGGGTAGCCCATAAGCATTTTTCATAATCCAAAATAAATGATGGGAAATCGGTTGGTTTGGGTGGAATAAAAGCATCACGAATTTCATCATAGGTGTAACCGACCCCTGCGTAATTTTTACGAATTTTACTGTTATAAGATGTCTGAATCCATCTTCCTAACAGAACACTATTACAGTAAGCGATACCCGTTTCTTCGTCTGGGGCATTTAGGTTGTCAACAAATATCACTTGCGTAACAATGTTCTCATCATCAAGATTTGCAAAATAAGCCATCAGATTCTATACCTAACCCAAACTTTACCAGCAGAGCCGTTCCCGCCAGTGGTATATCCGCCTCCTCCACCAGAGCCAGTTCCTGTGTCTGCGTTTGAACCGATACCGCCAGTGGCATTTCCCTTTCCAGCGCCGCCACCCCCAGAGCCTCCAGTGGCGGTCCCTCCACCGTTTCCTCCGCCTCCTCCGCCTCCTCCGCCAAGCGTAGTTTGCGAAGGGAGCCACCCAGAAGTGGGAAGAAGCGCACCAGAACCACCCGCACCACCAGTCTCATTTGGACTCGCATTACCATTAGAACCAACGGAACCTAACCCACCACCACCACCACCGTTATAGAAATTTCCATTGCCACCATTATTTCCCTGCGAGCCGATTCCCTTACTGCTTGAAAAAAGTGGAGCACCTCCACCGCATCCGCCGTTACCGCCAGAAGTGCCATTGATTGCACCTCTGCCTCCGCCTATTCCCGTAATACCTAAAGCGGTATTATTTGCAGCGGTTGTTCCGCTATTACTACCAGTACCTCCAGGTCCACCACCATTAATCACTACCGCATAAGTCCCTGGCCCAACACTCAAAACGGTGGATGTGGCATATCCGCCTGCGCCACCGCCACCTGCTCCGTTTCCCTCTCCGCCACCCCCACCGCCAGAGCCAAGTATTGCTACTTGAACACTCCTAAAACCACTACTGACTACAAAATTAGCAGTTGATTCAAAAAGATGAACGCGAAACCCGTCATGATCGGTAGTCGTTCCACCAGTAGCAGAAAAAGGTACGCTTACACTTCCAAGTGAGCCAGCAAGTACGCCAGTCATCAGGTCAAACCGTTTCCGCTAATAATCCATGATGTTGAAGTAATTTTTAATAGAGTTGCCATACCAAATGCGGCAAGAGTTCTAGAACCCGTTGTCCCAGTACCAGCCAAAAGTAAAGTATCTGTTGTTGTTCCATCCATTGATAAAGTTAATACCGCACCAGTTGCATTGACGAATACAATTGTTGTTCCAACTGGAAAAGCAACTTGAGGAACGCCACCAGAAGCGTTCCCTGGAACAGTAATTATTCTTGTTGCAGTAGAATAAATATGTTTACCAGCATCAGCAGCAACTAAACGATAAGCACCTGTCGTCGTAGAGTTTTGAGGTAGACCCATATAACCGACACCACTCGCACCAGTTGTGGTTGTCCCATTAATAACAGTTCCAGTAATTTCAGAAGCATCAGTTGCATACAGCAAAGATGTCCATGCCGTAGAACCAGTACCAATCTTGAACTTACCAGTATCAGTCTCAAAGCCCATCTCACCAGCGGCAAGAGTTGGGTTTGTAGAGGTCCAGTTAGCGGCGGTATCACGCCGTAATTGAATGAGTGCGTTACGAGCCATTATTCAGTCTCCTCTGTTGCTTCTAATGTCCAACCTGAAGCGAGTAACTCGGCGTATTCTTCGTCAGTCATTTCACGGACTTCATCATCAATTTGAATGTTTGGTTTTGTCATTATGAGTTCCTGTATCCATAGACACGAATAGTTCCACCAGTCAAAGTACCAGTGTTGCATATAATTCTAAAAGAAGTAAATTGAGTTGCAGATAATTGGGCAAATGAGTGCGTACCCATGCGCCCAAAGTCGCTTAAAATATATGGGCCATGAAATGCTGTATGTTCAGCCATATTGGGCATTAGTACATCGGTCATTAAATAAGAAGAAGTTGTATTGCCACCGCCAACATTTCCTGCGTATGATCCAGGGTTGTCAGATGCTAGTTGCCATGCTGCTGCTCCAAGATTTATATAACCAGCAGCCCCAAAATAATTTGTAGTAGTCATTGTACTGCCAATGCCGAACTGCAAACCTAAAGCCTGAGAGGTTGACGACGAACCACCTGTATAGATAATTCGGTAGTTTTCGTATGTAGACGAAAAAGCATCAGTAACTTCAACAATAGAAACACCCGAACCAACAGCCTGAGTTTTAATCAACACCAAACCTAAGTCGCTAGTAAGCGCAACTGTGCCTGTTTTGTCAGGCAAAGTTAAAGTGCGGTTAGTAGTCAAAGTAGTAGGTGTCAATTTGACACTTAATGATCCTGTACCACCAGCACGACCAGCCAACTGAATACCATCTTGTGTAGATGCGGGCCGAATAACTTGTGTACCAACCATGTCCAATTCAACTGAAGGAGACTGA